AACTTTTGCGTTACCACTAATACGTTTAAAGTCTGGTAAAAATCTACTAATACTCATTAAGAATTCACCATCACCAGGTACTCCTGAATTACCATTTAAATCAAATTCACCAGATTTTATAAACGCTGGTATTGCAGTTGATGACTGATCAGTATTTACTTGATTCACACCTATTTCATGTTGATAATAAATTGAAGCACCAGCTGAAACACCATTTACAGTTGGAAAAGTTGGCGTTATTGAAGATTCATAATCTGTTGCATAAGGTTGTTCATACACGGTAGATCCAACCCATGTAGTTCTATCCAATGTGCTAGTTGTCCAAACATTTTCAGCAAAGTTATAGGTTACACATCTGTTTACAACTTGTGAATTTGCAGTAGCATAAAACCAATTTATTTCAGAATATAATTCATTTATACCTGCATATACTAATTGACCAGAAGTATAATTTATTCCAGGGTTGTTACCGTTTGTTGTAAATACAAAATCTTCTACTAAACAAGGTAATGATTTTACAGTCCCGTCATAGACATAAAAACCTCCTGTTTTACCCATCCAATAAACAGCACCGTTTGCAAAGATTCCCGCATGTTGTCCAATCATACCATTATTCGAACCTACTTTAAGAATAGAAAAAGTAAAAGGTGGTCCAACAAACTGAACTATATATGATGCAGTGTCAGTTAAAACTATAATATAATCTTTACCTTTGATGGCACCAATAATTTGTGTTCCATCATCTAATCTAAAAGTCCCTGCAGTGTTAGTTGATGTAGGTGCATAATCGGTTAAACTTTCTT